GTACCTAGAGATCTTTTTTTGGTCTACCTTTGTTCCTTTTGACGGGAGATGGATTCTCCTCTAAGATGATTGTTCTTTTGTTCTTACATGGCAGAGGCGCAATTTTAAAATTTTCCCTACTAATCAATTCACTAGGTTTTGGCCTAATAATATGATTATCAAGTAGTTTTAAATCGTTGTCTACCTCATCTTCGTCAAATTTAAACTGAGTATTGGTTATCTTTCCACTAGGTGGTGGTATAACAAGAAAAGGGTCTTCACAAAGAAGGAACACAAATTCTCCTGTTACAATATGTTCACTAGTAGGGATCGCCAATGAATCTAAAGTCATAAGATCTCCAGGGACTGCGTCAAAGATACCGAAAGTTATTTCATAGTATCCGACTCCAGAGTCACCATAGCCTCCAACCTTCCAACCGAGTTGTGCACTACCAGAAGAACCGGTAGATTGTACATAGCCAATGTTGGGGAGGTGGTCAAAAAAGGTTAATCCGTCTCCTGAGGAGTTAACAATGAGCATTAATATTCCTGTAAAATATTGGCCAAAAGATATCTTTACAACATCTTGCTGACCTCCATTTATAGTCACATTAAGTCCACCATTATCCTTCAGTCCTACACCCAGAGCCGGATACGGGTTCGTAGATGCAGTAGTTATTGGAAAATGTGCATAACCAGTATAAAGCAATTCATCTTGATTAATTGTAATCGGAAAAATGAATTCTATCTCGTATTCGATCCATAATTCACCACAATATGCAATGTCTGTAGAGACTGCATCTGTAGCAACTATTAAGTAAAGGGGATCTGTCAATAGAAGATTCGATACTGTAGTAGTACGCACAAAATAATACTTGTAGGATTCCATCTCTTTTAGGGGGATGTCCATTGCAAAGTTCTGCCACACTGGGGCTCTTTTAGCATGGGATAATTGCAACATCGCACCTTTGTCATAAGGAAGATCATCAATCACATTAAAGTTTGGAGCAAACATTACCATTCCAGGTATAAATGTGGATTGAGCTGTCTCATATACAAATCTTAATTTTCTAAATTTGTACTTTTGAAAGTTGGGAGCTACGCCTGAAAGCCAAGGATATGTATCCTTCAGGCCTGGATTTATTTCAACCTTCCTAGGTGTGAAATTTCCAGAGGGAGATATATTAGCTATGTATTCCCTGTGTCTAAAGACAGTACCATCTGACAATTTACTAGTTCGAGATGAATTGTTCACTCGCGGATTCTTATTAGTAACAGTTCTGGAAAAGTTAGTTTTGGAACTAGCACTAGAATTATTAGTGTTTCTTTTTTCATTATTTCTTTTTACGTTACTATTCATTTTTTTACTTTGTTGTAGTTTCATTACTACGGATAACATTCTGAGAGTAAAACCCAAAAAATTCCTCATCTATTTCAAAATCGTGGCAGTCTATCCAATCACCTTCGGTGATGTCGACGCCCAATGGTTTAGATAAGGTGTTCATTAGTGTTTGGTTATCTAATGTTTCATCTGAAAAAGCTTTGTATACAGTTGTGTTATTTCCTGTACAACTGAGAGAATATCCATGTTCAAGATACCCCTCATCAAAACGTCTATATCGACCCTTAACAAGAACAGTTTCAGGCCTACATTTTAGTTGATGCCAATCTAAAATACGTTTATCATTTTTCTTTTCCAGATCCTTAATTAATCTATTTGACACACTTGCAAAAACTTTGAAGAAGTCTCCTTTCATTTTCATGCGACCTGAGCGAGCTTGGAATCTTTGGCGTGACATGTTTGCCAGCCAATCATCCTTTTGTAAAGCTCTGGATTCATCAGTGCATTTGTATGAATTCATTATGTGCTCATTACCATACTTGTCCACAGTAAGCCCGAAACCTTTCGGCTTACTTGTAAGGAACATCTTGTTCTCTTTTTTCTTATAGACAAATGGTAACCATTCATATTTGACTTCTATTCTTTTTCGAAAAGTTCTAGCATTTTCATTTGCAATTAGTAACTGACGGGCTGTAACGCTGTTAGGCTCAGATTCAACTCCCAACCCACCTAAAGATACGGGTAGGCAAAGGTTGATTAAACCACCTCCAGTCACTTGTTGTATACGTTCCTTATTATAAAAAATAACTCTATTAAGTAACTTCTTATTGGTATGTATTGCATAATTGATTGATTGTTCAATTGGACGGTCCGCAGGCAAACGCATCACGGCATGAATTGGTACAGCATGTACTTTTATCATACCTTTTGGTGTTAGTCTAAAGTTAGTCGAATTTATTTGAGCAACTCTTTCAGAAACATAAGTCTTTCCTACAGAGGCTTTTAGATCAAATTCAGAAACCAACCTAAACCACATATCAATTATATTCTTAGGTGCATAAGCTAAGAAGTCATCTCCATTGATCAAACAGGGTGGAGTGACAGTTATTTTTTTAATCTTTTGTGTGTCTAACAAATAATTCTTGGTACTAATGATTTTATTTTTTGTAATGTTATCATTCACTAGGTTCCACAACGCTAAATTGATGATACAGAGTACAGGAAAGGACTTGATATCCCCCATCATTTGACCGCTTGTCTGCACAAATGTAGTATTACTGACTTTAGAAGAGACGGTACGCCCCTCCCATAATTGATCTCTATCACGTATAAGATTGCCAACTTCTAAGGTAGAATTGTCAATCATAGATTTGAATGCAATGGAAACACTAACCCAGTGTTTTTCAGTGGAATTAGGTCCTATATCTTCAGAATCGAGAAGATACTGGTATACTTTCGACATTGCTCCCCAGAGACCGAAGGCGATCTTGCGATCCCTAGGAATTTGGAAATTGAGACCCAGTGACTCCATTATGTAATAGTCAACTAGTCTTGATAATTTAGGTGATAGATTGTCAGTGGCAGATTCGTAATCTCCTGACAGAAAATACAATTTCTCTTCGGTGCCATAGTAAAGTTTAGAACGATAGACAAGATTATTAATGTCCAAATCTGAAACTTCGCGACCAAAGCATAAATTCTCCATTTTTTTCATTTTATTAGCAAGAACAGCCTGAATTGGTTTTCCAGCAAAAAACTCCCAAGCACCCTCGGTAGTGATACTACGTACCTTAAGTGGTTCACAGAGATGCGAAACATCCCCTTGGAAAGAGTCTATAAAACTGTAGGCAAAGTAAGGAGCAGGACAGATCCCTCTATACTCTTGACCTAAAAAATTCTTGTATTCAACAACAGGTGCTTTTTCACTGATGGTTCCATACTGCCCATGAACATGACGATCTGATGTACTTGACACTGAAAGACATTTTACGGATTGATGAACAAACTTTTGAAAAGAAATTTGTTTGCCCATTTGTAAAACTGCACTTTTAATGCTACATATATCATATTTCCTGTCCACAGGTGTACGTGTGATTTTTTCCCTATAACTGCTATCAGCTTGTTGAATGAATTCTTTTGTAACTGGAATTGCCGAGTACCTGGCTAGGAAGCCAGTACTAGCAAAAGTAATTGCTGTTCCGTCACCCCTTTGCAATCTTCGATGTAGAGCCTTATATGCAGCCCCAAAAAATGGAAGATATTTCTTATTATTAACAAAGCAAAAAGGTTTTTCTGGAAGTTCCTTAGATGAATACGCAACTGAGCAGAGTGCTGAGTAGTAAAATTTTACTAACTTGGTAGTCTTGATCTCGTTATTGCATATTATTCGTTTGAGAATTTTTGGTAAGTCCTTTACTCTAATCAATTTATTTATATTAGGGTAAAAAAGTTCAATATTATCCGTTATAGCTTTTATGAAATTTAGACTTTGATGTACCTCGTATATCGTACATTCAAGTTTCAAAGTTTCTAACAGATTCTGTGATTCCTTTAACAGAGTCTCGCTCAAGTTTACTTGAGAGGCTGTGACAACTTCATCAAACCAATCTCGAACAGATTGGTTCCTATAAATGTTAACTTTTTTCAAAAG